GGAGCCACCTTGTCCCTTCGACGGGCCGGTCCCAGTGGCGGGCGGGGGCCCGGGCGGCCGGTCGCTGACCTGGTTCACCGCCGGGATCATGCCCGGCGCGCGGCCCGCGATGGCCGCAGCGGACAGGCCCGCCAGGTCGGACCACAGGACGATGTCCTGCCGGGCGATCAGCACCGCGTCGTCGCCGCCATCCACGGGAGGCTGCCCGAGCTGGGCGCGCAGCGCGTTCAACGTGAGCGCACCGAGGCGGACCTGCTGGTCCTGGATGTCGGCGATGACCTTGTCGTCGCGGTAGTCGGTGGTGGGGAACTCGACGTGCCAGCCGGTGACCCCGAACGCCTGCACCGCCAGGTGGAACTGGAGTTTCTCGGCGATCAGCTCGGCGACCGGCTTGACCACGTCGAGCATGTAGGTCTTATTCTGGTCAGCCCCGGTGCCGCCGCCGAGGCTGGCGGACTCGATGATCCCCAGTTTCGCCGGGGGGACGCCGTAGGCGGAGATGATCTCGTTCCGGGCTTCGGTTTTCGCCTGCAGGATGTCGGTGAGCCGCGCCGTCTGAAGTTCGGCGACCTTCCCGCCGCCCTTGGTGGTGATCGGCGTGCCGACGTTGGAGGGGCCGAGGTTGTTGGCCGGGTACTGGTCCTGCCACCTTTTGACCTCGGTGTCCGGCATCCCCGACGGGTGGTCCACGTGGATGTTCGGCGGCAGGCCCCGCCGGGCGGCTTCCTTCAGGCACGAATGCAGGTACATCCACGCGACAATGCTTTCCTCGGCCGCGTGAGTCGGCGACACCCCGAACACCGACGGGCGGGCCGAGTCGAGGGTGAAGTGGATGATCTGCTCAGGCCGGAAGGTGGCGGTGCGGCCGTCTTCGGTCTTCTGGATGTAACGCTTCACCTTGCCGTGCTGGTCCGCCTCCGGGTACGTGGTGGGGCAGTCCTGGTTGTACAAGGCGACCGGGATCCCGGCGAACCAGACCACTTCCACGTAGGCGTCGGCGAACACTTCCAGGTCGGCGACGATGTTGCGGCACAGCTGCCGGATGTCCTGGGTGGGGTTGGTGAAATCCAGCAGCCGCTCGAACGCCAGCACCTGCGGCGGCTTGTCGGGCTGCTTCTGCCCGAACGTGCCGGTGTCGGCGTCCCATTTCATCACCAGGCCGCCGGCGGTGACCGTGCGGGCGACGGCGTTGACCGATGCGAACGACCACGGGCACTTGAGGTATTCCTCCCACAGTTCCTGCAGGAAGTCGGCCCGGTTGGTGTTCTGCGCCACGCCCGTCGACGCCGAGGCTTCGTCCTCGCCGAACCCGGACCTGGGGACGCCTTGCACGTACCCGGACCGGGCCGGCAGCACATCCGGGGCGGGCTTGGTGGACGCGGGGATCATCTGCGGGGCGGCGCCGTTCTTGCGGCCAGCCTCCGACAGCCACCGGGGCAGGAGGTCAGTGAGGGCCACCGTGACCCCCTCAGCGGTTCATGGACGCGAGGGCCTGCTCCCAGGTCTGCACGGCGCCCTGCTTGCCCTCCTGGCCGCGCTCAGACCGGGCTGCGGCCGCGGCGGGGTCTTCCCGCACCGCCCACGCGCCCATCGGTGCCAGCAGTTCCCCGGGGCCGCGCCTGGCGGGCTCGGGGGACTCATAAAAGGTGGCGCCGCCGCCGAGGTTCATCAGCAGGTACCGGCCGCAGTCCATCAGGTGGTCGGGGGCTTTGGTGTCGGCGTCTTCCGGGTTGCCCACCGTCGAGTACGGCAGGCCGCGGATTTCGCTGACCAGGTTTTTCAGCGCCGAGAAAAAGTGGATCATCGGGCAGGTGTCCTGGCCGGCGGCCCGGTGGTGCGGGCACGCGGGCCCCTCAGCCAGGTAGGAATGCCATCGCTGCCAGCCCTGCACCCGGGAACCGGGGCCCTTGCCCGCCGGGGTGAGCCACACGCCGCCGTCCGCGTACACCTCGGCGATCGGTTTCGCGTCGCCGCGGACCGCCCACATGGCGTCATCAGCCCACCGGGCCCGGACCGTTTCCCCGGGCTCCTCGGCGTCCAGGATCCGCCGGGCCTGCTCCGCCTCGCCGACCTGGGTCTGGTAAATCTCCCGGTAGCACCACGCCCGGCCGTCCTCGTCCACCGCGGCCCACAGCACCGCCCACGGCTTGGTGAACCCCCAGTCCACCGAGCAGTACCGTTCCCACGACGCGGGCAGCGGCAGCGGCTCCACGACGTGCCGGTCGTAGCTGAAGTCGGGGAACACCATCCCCGAGAACACCGACCAGTCGCCGTCGCGCATCGCCGCCCGCCGGGACGGGTCCGGGATGGCGTCCAGGCGCTTCAGGTAGCCGCCGTCGAGGAACGGGTTGTCAGTGGCCTTGGCGGGGATGAACCGGACGGTCAGCCCGTGGTCGTCGGTGTAGACGGTGCGGCCGAACTCCGTCGGCTCGATGTACCGTTCTTTCACCCCGGTGTGGTCGGGGCCGCCCGGGTTGGAGGTGGCCCGCACCCCGACGACCGGCAGGGTGCCGTCGGACCGGAGCCGCTCGTACCGGAGGAAGTCCACCACGCCGGGGGCCATCAGGGTCAGCTCGTCCACCAGGAGCAGCTGGTATTCGCCGCCTTGCCGGCGGGAGGCGTCATCAACCGATTCCAGGTACCGGAACCGGAACAGGGACCGGTTCGGCAGCCGCAGTTCCCGCTTGACCCCGTTCCACCGCGCGCCGAGCGCCTCCCCGTAGCCGAACTTCCGCAGCGCGGGGAAGATCGACTCCTCCAGCTCGTCGTAGGTGCGGCGGATCAGCAGGCACCGGAACATCGGGTACCGGGCGCACCATTTCAGCCCCTCGGTGACCAGGGCCACGGACTTGCCGCCGCCCGCGGACCCGCCGTACAGGACGTCCGATTCGGCGGCGTCGTGGAACTGCCGCTGCCGGCCGTGCGGCTCGTACCCGATCAGCTTGAACACGTCAAGCTCGGCGAGCCGGGCCTCCTCGAGCGCGGCCCGCTGCGCCCGGAGCTCGGTGAGGGCTTTAAGGCTCTCGGGGGATGCCTGTACCAGGGGCGTCCCCGGCATCGGCGGCCAGCTTCCTGATTTGCTCCAGCTCGGCCTGGATCTGCAGGTCCACGGCGTCCTGGGTGATGACTTCCTGCCGGACCTTCGCCGGCGCGTAGTTGCCCTGGAGCTTGTTGAGCTGGTCGTACAGCTTCAGCTTGGCATCGAGGGCCCGCGCCTTCGGGGCGTCGTCCAGCATCGGCAGCCCCGTGTCCGGGTCTTCCACCACCTTGCCGGTAGTGGACACCACGTAGTGCGGGGTGTCGATGATCTTCTGCTGTTCGGCGATGTCCTGCTGGATCCGCTCGACCGCAAGCGCGAAGTTGTCCACGGCGTCGAGCCCGCCGCACCGCTTGTCCCGCAGGGCCCGCTGGACGGCGATAGTCGCCGTAGACGGGGACTTCCACCCGATGATCTCGGCGATCTCCCGGTTGTTCTTCCCCTGGCAGTGCAGGTCGAGGGCCTGGTGGTCCTTGTCGATCTGAGCCTTGGTGCGCCGGGGGCCGCGGCGCTTGCCGGACTTTTCCGGCTGCTCGCGGCGGCGGTAGGAGCCCTTGTGCGCGGACGGGTACTCCACGGGGGGGCCTCCTCTCTAGGCTGACGGCATGGACGCTGATCGTTTCGCTGCTCTTATCGGGGAGGCGCTAGCCAGGGCCGAGGAAGCGCGCGTGCTCGTGTACCAGGGCCCGCTGCCGTCAGGAACAACCACGGCGTTCCACGGCGCGAGCCTGAACCGCCTTGATGAGGCGATTTATCAGTTGCGCCGTGTCGCCGACCCGTCCCTTTGAGCGCCCAGTCAGGTGATCGTGACCCGGCGCATGCCGGGCCGGGCGGCCATCTCGGCCGGGGTGACGAGAGCCGGGCCAGGTTCGCCGCACAGCCAGTCCAGCCCGGCGGCCTGGCCGCCGATGGCGGCGAGCTCGGAGCAGAACACGGCATCCTTGTCATCGGACGCTTTCAGCAGCCAGCCCCATTTCAGGCCGAGTTTCCGCAGGCCGATAACGGTGACGGCGGGGAAGGCGTACTCGTCGCCGACGTAGCGTTCCACGGTTTTGACGACGGTGAGCCGCTGCAGGCCCGTCATCGGCTCGGCGGTGTTCGCGCAGGCCAGGGCACCCCGGTACTTGGACAACGGACTGCGCTTAACGCCCTTAGTGGTCGCCTCTATGCACATGTCATCGCCGGCGGCGACTATGACATGGTCATAAAGCGAGTGAGTCCAGGCCCGGATCAGGGCACCGAAGGCGGACGCCGTTTGCAGGCAGATATAGCGGCCGGGCTCCACGTCAGTGCCGAGCAGGAAGGGGTCAGGCATCCCGCCTCCCATCGGCGTTAGGTCCAGATGGGCCGTGTGCCCTTACGGCGGCCAGCGAGCGCGCGGTACACCGCCGACGGGCCGCAGCCGATCTGGCGTGCGATCTGTGCTCCGCTCATTCCTGCCGCATGCAACCGGGAGATTTCCGCCACCTGCGGCTCGGTCAATTTGCGGAACTTCGCCGGCTGCTTGAGGCGGTGATACTTGCCCAGCGGATCCCGCCAGCGCACGTAGTCATTCATCCGGGTGCATGCCCTGCATTCACCAGGGCCATCCAGCGAGTGACCCCGGTCGCATACGCCGCTGCGCCTGTAGCGCGCCCCGATCTGATTGCTGCGCCGATGGTTCTCTGCGCCCGTGACGGACTCTAGGTGATCCCGCCGGACGCATGGCCGGTTCCGGCACAGGTGATCAAGTTCAAGGCCGGGCGGTACCGGCCCGTGAACGCACTCCCAAGCGAACTTGTGCGCAAGGCAACTACTACCCGGGGGTGGCCTGAACGATCCATAACCGTCAGTCTTCGCGCCGGTCCATACCAGGCACGGCCCGAGATCCGGGCGATGTGCCGACACGGTTCCGATTTCGACCTTAACCCAGAACCGCGCCCAGGCATCACCGTAGGCGCGAGCCAAGTCCGCAGGGTCGCCAAATTGGCGCGCATGATCAAGGTGGCGCTGGCAGAGACCCCAATCCGCGAGAGCTTCACGGCAGCCCCACAGACTGCATTGGTTGCGTTTAGTCTTAGCCATGTCAGCCTGCTCATTCAGGTTGGCAACAGCCCCGGCGGTGCTCTAACACCGCTGGGGCGCTCTTATACGAACATTCTATCGGAAGCCAGGCCGTCAGAGGTACAGGTCGGCGAGCCACTCGGCCAGCAGCAGCAGGCCGAAAAAGCCCGCGACGATGGCGACCGCCTCAGCTGCGGCGGTCACGGTCAGGCGGCTTCGGGGACTGGAAAGGCCCGGCGGCGCTTGCGCGGGTTGATCCCGCTGGCCTTCAGGCCAGCCTCTACGGCGCGTTTCTCCGCCGCCTGGACGGCTTCCCTGGTGTGCAGGGGACGGCCGCGCTCGTCAAGGCCCTGGACCCGCAGGTAGCCCTTCTTCTTGGACCGCCAGTCCCGGATGGTCGACGGGGACACTCCCGCGAGCGCTGCGGCTTCCTCGGTGGACAGGAGGCCATCACCGCGGCGCGGGCGCATGCCATCACCCGCCCTGCGGCAAAAAGAAGGCCCCGGACGGGACTCCATCCAGGGCACAACTGTTCTGGCTGTGATTAGTGTCGGTGCCTTCTGACCTGCTGTCAAATAGGCGCGCTCAGGCAAAGCGCTGCGGCCTTCCGCGCATGAGCCGGGCAGGCGCTGCGGCGGCCTCGTCACGCGGCTTCCCGGTGCCCGTCACCAGCGCATTCGCAGCCGGGGAAGACGCACTCCGCGCAGTTCCCCGCCTCGCAGCGGCGGCAGGTCAGGGTTTCCAGCGACTGCGCCCACGCCGAGTACCGGGTGACCCACTGCCGGTACGTGGCGAGTTTCATCCGGTCCCCGCAGGACGGGTCCGGGCACCGGGACCAGTCCGCCTCAATCGCCGGGTCCGGCGGCGGTTCGGCGCGCTCGAGGCCGACCGTCCCGCACACCCGGCAGGGGATGCCGTCGAACACTTCCGCCGGCGGGGCGATCTGCCCGAGGGCGGTAAGGCACCGGGCGTGCAGGTCGAGGATCTCGATGCCGGCGGCGGGCCCGGGCAGGGCGGCGCGGATGGTGGCCATCCCGTCGGCGTTGGCGCACAGGGCCGCGTCCTGCCACAGGGCCAGCACCGGCGACGACGCCCGCCACGAGTCAGCGGCGCGCAGCTCCCCGGAGGGGATGTGCCGGACCATCGGCTCAGCGGGGCGGGCGAACAGCACCGACAGCCGGTCGGCGAGGGTTTTCGCGGCCCGCCCGGCGGCCTTGTGCGGGTCCGGTTCCGGCGCGGGTGCGGACAGGCGGGCGGCTTCGCGGACCCGGTCCTCCCAGGAGCACAGCACCTCGAGGATGCGGCGCATCAGCAGGTCGTAATACTCGCTCAACGGCATCCGGGGGCCGAACGGGACGCGGAGCATCTCACTGCGCCGCACCGGGGAACCGATTTCGGCGCGCAGCCACCAGTACGCGGCCGGGAGCCCGTGCCGGGGGTGGAGGCGGGCGGTGATCAGGGCGGTGTCGGCGGCGCAGAACGCCTGGTAGGCAAGGCCCGGGGCCCGCCTGGAGGTGCCGTCGCCGGCGGGGACCAGCCGGTACCCGGTGCAGAACGCCTCCCGGGCGCATTCCCGCTGCCCGTCAGTGCCCGCCTCCGGGATAGCCGCGGTGCGGCGCCAGTCTTTAGGCACTATCGGCGCCTTGCGCGTCGGCGCTGAGCAGGCCGCTGAGCATGGTGCCGAGGATCACCGACACCTGGGCGGCCGGGATGCCGGCTTTGACGAACGCCGCGTACTGCTCGGCGACGAGGGCGGCGAGCACGTCCACCTGCCGGAACGGGTCCGGGGGGGCCTGGCCGGTCACAGGTACCCGCCGATATCAGCCTGGGCGGGGGTTACCACGACGACGGTCATGGTGGTCTCGGACACCAGGCCGCCGTCTTCGTCGTACTTGCGGACGACGGTTTCGGTGCGCTTGCCCTTCGGCGCGCCGTCAGCGGGAGGTGCGGGAGACGGGGGATTGTCATCCACGGCAACTATGATGCACCGTCCCGGTCCCCCCGTGTACCCGGGACCGGGGACAACGCTGGACACGGAACGGTCACGGGGTCAGCCGGGCCACTCCGCCTCGTACTCGTTCACCGGGCCATCAGCCAGCGGACGGCAAGCGCCCCGGCAAGGGCGGCAGCGAAGTACAGCGTGATCCGCAGCGCGAGCCAGTATGGCATCATCCGGTAGGCGCGGTAAGCCTGCGCGGTCAATTCGCGGATGCGCTGCTGTGCAGCCTCACGCTCGGCCGGGGTCACGGCAGCCGCCTTCCACTTGCGCGTGCTGCGGCACTTCCGGGTCACCGGGGTCACAGGGGCAGTCCAGGCAGACACAGAACTGGGCTGCGCGGGTTGTGCAGTCCGCGCATGAGCACTGGCACAGGCCGTCAGCGCCGAAGTGGGGCTCATAGCGCGCTTCAGCGGGCAGGCCGACTGCGCTCACGGTGCCTCGTCCTCGCCGCTCACCCACTTGAACCGCGCCCCTTCAGGGAGCACATCAGCGAACCGGCGGTTCACTTCGGCCGCGATCGCGGTCAGCCGGGCAGGCAGCACGATGTCCCGGAACTGGGCCTCGCTGCCGTCCCATTCCGGGTCACGGTAGCCGTCCGGGTAGAGGGTGCCCCCAAGGTTAGCTATCTGGCACCGCGTGCACAGCTTGCTGCAGCCCGGGTCATGGTGCATCCACAGCGGCACCCCGCACTCATCGCAGCGCGGGGCACCATTCTCAATCAGGCCGGCGCTACCGCCGCCCCAGCAGACGTCGCAGTGCGGGCATCCTTGCGGGCACCCGCCGTAGGCGTCGCACACGCAGGAGTTGTTCACGGCTTCACTCCGGGCAGCAAGGCGCGGATCGTGCGCTCAAACTCCTCAGCCGACTCCTCGTCATCGAACGCGACGTGCAGTTCAACCGTGAACTCTGGGTCATACAGGTCGCCCGGGAAGCGCGGAAGGCGGCGGACCAGGTTCAGTTCCCACGTCCTGACGTTACGGGCACCGCCCGGTCTCTCAATGGACTTGCCAGTAATCGCCATGCCCGCATCCTCCCATCTTCACCGCGCCCCATAGGGCATCCGCCCGCGAGGCTCCCGGAAAAAACCGCGCAACCCGGCGGCGCTCACCATTTCCGCGCCTGCCCGGCGAGGTAACGGGCCAGCCCGATCACAGCGGCGATGGCAACCAGGGTGATCACCGCCCAGGCGATGGCCTTGTCCGCCGCGGGCGCGGCACCGTAGGCGACGATGCGGGTCACGGCTGGGCCTCCTCACCGCCGCCGATCACGGTCACGTCCGGGTGGACGATGCCGTGTTCCTGCGCCCAGAACACGTCCCGCATCTTGGCTATCATGGCGTCGGTGATGATGTGCGTGCATTCCGGTTCCGGTGGATGCCGCACTTGGTGCCCTTGGCGCTCACCCGGTCCCGTCCTTCCCCGCCCGCACCTGCTCGCCGCCCGTCTCGCCGGGCCGCAGGTTGTAGGTCTGGTAGTCGTCGCAGTAACCGGCACAGGAGCGCGAACCGCAGCGGAAGCAAGGATCGCCGTCGTACCTGCCGTCGCATCCGCACTCGCAGAAGCACTCCCCGCAATCCGGGCAGTCCTCGTCGGTGTAGCAGCAGCTTGAGCAGCTCATCCCGTTTCCCCTTCCCCCTCCACGGGCTCGTGCCAGTCAAGATCGTCGTCGTCGTGGCAGGAGCAACCGCACATGGCCCAGCCGCAGCCTTCGCCGCGATTCTCGGCCCAGCAGTCCTCACACTTGCCAGCGATTACGTACTGCCCGCTCATTCCGTGCCTCCTTCAACCGGGACCGGGGCCAGGGCGGCTATCACAGCCCGCCTGCCCGCTTCGCTGGGGGATCTCTCGTACTGGCAGATGATGCAGGCCGCCTTGTCACCAGCCGGCACGCCGAGCACCGCGGCGGCCTTGCCGTGGCCGAGCATTTGATGCAGCGTGGCGATGAACCAGCCGATCGGGTCCATCTGCCCAGGCCCGGTGTCACCGCTCACCGCCAGCCTCCTCCCCGGTCAGCCCGGCCGCCGCCGTGACCCACTCTGGGTTGAGGGTCACGAACTCCCGGACCGCCTCGGTGACGTCAGACACGGAGTAATTCCCGGCCACCTCCACGGGGAAGTCCGCGAAGTATTCCCCAGGCGAGTGTTTCTCGGCCAGGACCAGGCGGTCATGGGAGGGAGTTC